AAAACAAAGGCGGTTTCGTCTTTCGATAAAAGCGCAATCAAACCAAACCAAAGAGCAAAAAACTAATTCAATTTAATTAACTTTTAAATAAATAAAAAAATGATTTTAGATCCTTCAGATTTGACCTTCAACGGTCAAGAAGCTCGCGACATAGGCGAAGCAGTAATAGAAAGTATTTTTGAAAATCCAGCGGTTGCCGATTTAATGACGGTTTATGATGGAATCGTAACTAAAAAACAAATTCCGTTTTTGGGTACACTTTCAAAAATTACTAAGAAAGACGCGGGTTGCGGTTCGGGTGTAAGCTCGAATAATATTCCAATGACGGAAAAGTTTTGGGAGCCTGAAAACCTTAAAATTTGGTTGCAGTTATGCGCTGAAGATTTGATTAATTCTTTTTGGGTTTATGCTCAAAGATTGGGAATGGATCGCAGCGACGTTACGGGAACTACAATTGCTTCGTTTGTTGTTGAACGTATGACGGCGGCGGCTCAAGAAGATTTACTTCGCATCATTTGGTTTAACGATAAGTTAGCGGAAAATGTAGTAGACGGCGGCGTAATTAAGAACGGCGTTTCTTTGACTGATTATACAATTATCGATGGTTTGTGGAAACAAATTTTTGCGGTTGTTGCGGGAGATGCTTCACGTTATTACGAAATAAATGAAAATACAGAAGCAACAAAAGTTCTTCAGTTAGCTTTAGATGCTGATCGTGCTTTTAAAGTTTTTCAAAACTTAATGAGTGGCGCAGATTCACGTTTAAAAAGCGCACCTGATAAAATTATCATTTGCACATCAAGTTTATTGGATAATTACGCGTCTTACTTAGAAGGTCAAGGAAATGATGCTTCTTTTATTCGTATTGAAAACGGATATTCTACGCTTCGTTATCGTAACGTAACGATTTACGGAATGGATTTTTGGGATAGAACAATTCAAGCGGATTTCGACAATGGAACGACTTACGATTTACCACACCGCGCGTTATTAACAACCAAAATGAATTTAGCGGTTGGAAGCGATAAATTAGCGGATGCGGAAACATTCAAAGTTTATTATTCCGAAGATACCGAACTAAATAATTTTAAAGGCAAATATCGCGTAGATGCTAAATTGATGCAAGATTATTTAATTCAAGTTGCTTATTAATTAATTCGCGGGGAAAGTTAATTTCCCCGCTTTTTATTCACTTAAAAAAATTTAAAAATATGCCTACGGTAACTTGTCCCGGAATTAATTCCGATATTTTTTTAGATTGCACAAAGCCGATTTCGGCGGGTGTAAAAGATATGTTGTACTTGGTGAATTTCGCCGATATTGATTCAATTGTTGAAGATATTGCAAACCCGAATTTAATTGAAAGTTTCACACTTGCGGCGGGTGCTTTTCTTTATCGCGTTGAAGGGAAAAATAACTCAATCGATCCAACAAGTTCGTTGGTTAAAGCGCGTTATTCAAACACCTTTAATCACGAGTGTATTTTCCGCGTTTTCGATAATGCAAGTTCGATTAAACAACAGTTGGAATATATGACTAACGTTAAAATGGTTGCGATTGTAGAAAACAATTTCAAAGGTTCTAACGGTGAAGTTCCTTTCGAAATCTATGGTTTACGTTCAGGTTTAACAATTAATGTTTTAACACGTGTTGTAAACGATGCAGAAACTCAAGGGGCTTATACGATTACTTTGAGTTCTTCGGAGCAAATTAAGGAGCCGTATTTACCAGCTACTTTGTTCGATACGGATTACGCAACTACAAAATCGTTTTTGGAATCTTTATTCACAGTATGATTTTAGACCAGCTAAAACGCGAGCTGGACGAATTGAAAAGCCCTTTGCTGCATTCTCGAAAAGGGGATGCGATGCAAAGGGTTTTTGTAATTTATAAGGCGGTTACAGGGCGCGAACCACGGGGCGCACGTTGTTTTCAATGCGCGGTTGATGCTTACTTCGAATTAAAGAAAATAAGTAGTTTGGGCGAAGGTTGGGATAATTCAGTAAATTTGAATTCTGAATTTAAACAAATCAAAAAAAAACAAATGGGAAATTTAAAGAAATACAAAATGCTAACAACACGTTTTAGAATGTTTGGCAGCCCCGACACCATTACACCCGAAAACGCAACAGATGAAAAAATTGATGCGATTTTAAAAGTTAACCCGCAATTTTCAAAGTTTTTTCAGTTAATTGAAAAGCCAGCAAAAGCGGAAAAGGTTTCGGAAACTTTACCCGAAGAAATTACACCTGAAGTAATAAACGAAACTCACATTGATTCAAGTAAATTTGAAGCTCCAAAACTTTCAAAGATTACAAAAAAAAAGGGCGGGAGATTACCAAAAAAAACAATTTAATTAAATCATTCTTTTTGAAATGGAAAACGGAAGCCGAATAACTATCCCGCGAAGCAATAAGCGATTAATTATTACCTCTTTAAAACAGGAAAAAATATTGGGTTGGGATTCCGACAATAGTTACCCGCAAAGAATGGTCGACTTAATCGCGTGTTCAGGTGTTGCGACACGTTGCGTAAATCGTTTTCGAAGGTTTATTGTTGGACGCGGTTTTTCCGATCCATTAATTTATAAATCCGTTACAAATCGCAACGGGGTTACAATGGATAAACTTTTGAATCTTTGCGCGAATGATTACGCCGCGTTATATGGTTTTGCGGTCCACGTAAAGTATAACGGTTTAGGGCAAATTATTGAAAGAAATTATATGCCTTTTCAGGACACGCGTTTGGCTTTAAACGGGCAAATTGCATATTATAACAATTGGGACGGCTCAAGTCAAATAACTAAATTTAATCGCGCGGATATTGTTTATTTAAACCGTTTCGATCCTTCGAAAGTTATTGAGGAAATAAACGAACTTGAAGGTTTGAATTATGCAGAAAAAGCGGCAAAATATCCCGGTCAAGTTTTATGGTATTCGCAAGCGGGTTTTAATACTTATCCCGTAGGTTTAGCGGACCCGGTAGCCGAAGACATCGAAACAGATTATCAAGCGAAATTATATAAAAACAAAAACATTCGTACTTCGTTTACAAGTTCGGGAATGTATATCGATTACGGGGTTTCGGAATCTGAAAAAATACGTTTTGAAAAACAACAAGTTTTAACCGAATTTCAAGGTGCGGACGGCGCGGGGAATATAATGTACGTTGAGGTCGAGCCGGGTCAACAAGCACCAACGTTTACACCTTTTAACGCTGGTTCGGGCGTGGATAATCGTTTCGAATATCACGAAAAAAGCGTAGAACAAGCAATTGTAAAATGTTTTGCGATTCCTAACATTTTAGCGGGTGTATTGCAGCCGGGTAGTTTAGCGACATCCAGCGAATTAATAGAAGCCTATATTATTTACAATTCCGAAACCGAACCCGATCGAATTGTTTTCGAAGAACAGTTTTCGCGTTTAATCGGGAAGCCCGTTTCTATTTTGCCTTTACAATTAACAACGGGGGCAAATATCGAAGCAAACGTTTTAACGACTCAAAATAATAATTCAATACAGAATATTGAAACGGATATTAAAACGCCGCAAAACGCATTAAATCGCGTTCAAATCAATTTATTGACTGATATATTAACGAACGTTGCAAACGGGGTTTACCCTTTTGAAACCGCAAAGGCAATTATCGGGGCTTCGTTTCCAATTTTAGCGAATGAGCAAATAGAACAAATTTTAAATCCATTCAGAAAAAATGCAAACAATTAAATTAATTTCGGTTACTGATATTCAGTTATTTAGGGCAATTTCCGATAATGTACCCGAAGCCCGATTGGACCCGTATATTTTAGAAGCTCAGGAAATGGACCTTTATGAATTACTTGGAAAGGATTTATATTTAAAACTTTTTACCGAAGTTGACCCGCCTACATTCCCAGCAACTTATTTTTATCCCGAATTAAAAGCACAATACGCGGGGTTTCTTTGTTATTCGGCTTATGCTCGATTACTTTCGCAAAATCAAACAACGGTTACCGCTTACGGGGTTGTTTCAAAGAAAACGGATTTTAGCGATTTAGTACCCGAACCAACTTTGCAAAGAACTATTCAGGCGGCGCGCGGTTCGGCTCAGGAATACGCAAAAAGATTAATTGATTTCTTAAACGATAATTCCGAAACTTATCCCGAATGGGAAACAAGCTGTAATTTTCGCGGGCGAATAAACAAAACGGGAACGGCTTATTTAGGTTCGGTTCGTGGTAATAGAAGTATTTTCAATAGAAATCGATTTTAAATGGACGTTACAATAACGAACGCGGGCGGTAGAATTGAAATAGTCGATTTAAGAAACGATCTAACTAATAATTATGATGTTTTAAAGGACGGTTTGCGGTTGTTTAATTTGGGCGATATAGTTCGAATAACTTTTATTAACCGACGAAGCATTGAAATTAATTATAACGAAGTCGAACTAATTAACGGGTCAACTTCTATTTTTCCTGTTTCGGGCGTTGATTTCCTGAATGAATTAAATGTAATTTTGGGGGATTTCGACGGCGGTGGCGGTGCAACTGAATTAAATGATTTAACCGACGTTCAAATTACTTCGGTTGCAAATGGAGAGGTTTTAATTTATGATTCCGCTTTATCAAAATGGGTTAATACTTCGGCACCGGGCGGCGGGGATATGTTTAAAGCCGTTTACGATACGGATAACGATGGGGTTGTAGACAAAGCGGAAACCGTGCAAATTATCGTTAGAAATTCAACGGGCGTAACATTAACGAAGGGGCAAATTGTTTATTTATCAGGTGCAACGGGAAACCGACCAAACGCGGTTTTATCACAGGCAAACGCCGAAGCAACAAGTTCGAAAACTATTGGCTGGGTTACTGCAAATATTAATAATAATTCGGATGGTTACATTGGGGTTTCTGGAAGCGCGCACGATTTAGATACTTCGGCTTTTACCGCTGGGGATGCTTTGTGGCTTTCGCCAACGGTTGCGGGCGGAATTACTGCAACGATGCCAACACAACCCGACCACGCGGTTTTTATTGGTTATTGCGCCCGATCGCATCCAACACAGGGAAGAATAGTTTTTAAAATTCAAAACGGGTACGAATTACAAGAATTGCATAATATTTTAATAACTTCGGTTGCAAATAATGACGGCTTATTTTATGAAAGTTCAACTTCGCTTTGGAAAAATAAAACAATTGAAACGGTTTTAGGATTTACGCCCGTAACAAATGCGAGAACTTTAAGCGGTACAAAATCAATTTCAGGCGGCGGGGATTTAACCGCAAATAGAACTTTTGAATTAGTAAATGACGAAACAAGCCCAACGGCGCGAAAGTTTTATTCAACTAATGGAAGTTCAGTTCGTGGGTGGCGAACTATTGAGCGTTTAGATTTGCCTACAATCGTTTCGGTTGGATCAATTCCATACGTACAAAATGAATTTATAAGTTTTACTCTTGCTTCGGCAATTGTAAAAGTTCCGGGAAGTAATGTAATTTTTGCAGCTTACACAACAACTAACACGGTTGTTACATACAATACGGTTACTTCAACTATTTTAAGCACTACAACGGTTGCGGGTGCTTCGGGGCTTGTTTATGTAGCTGCAACAGGGCAAGTTTGGGCGTTTGGTTCGGCGGCTTCAATTACTCGATTTACTGCAACAACGGGCGTTTCGCTTGGGGCTAATGTTGTTTTATTGCTTACTGCAAGTTGCAGAGGCGTTTACGACGATTCAAGCGTTACGGGTAACATTTACGCTTACAACGGAAGTACAATGAATGTTATAAATCATTTAACTTATGTTAGATTAGGTGTTTCAATTGGTGGCGGTACGGGTAGTTTTGAGTTAAATTTAGTTACTTCGGGCGTTCAATCGGGTTTGTTAGTTGGTACGGTTAATTTAGGTGTTTTTGGATTTAATAAAACAACAAATACTTTAGCTTATGGACCATCAACGGCGTTTAGTTCACCGACTATAAAATATATTCCAACTTTAAATAAAATAATTACCGTTTCATTTACATTAAATAGCATTTATGTTTACACGCCAGCAACGGCAACAAGTATTACTTTATCCCAAACAATCGCGGGTATTTTTTTACCTTACTATGTTGATTTTGATGAAACTGAAAACTTTTTATTTGTTGTTAGTGGATATACAGGAACATCAGCAATAAAACTTTCTATTTTCGATTTGACAACATTTGTAATGATTAAATCTATGTTATTAACTTCAATTAGTACAAATGGCGTTAGTTATATTTCAATTGACAAAACAAATAAAGTTTTATATGTTGTTGGCGTTATTGCTTCGGGTTCAATTAATAAAATAGTTTACGCATAATGAAAGGATTATTTTCACCTGAAACGGACGAAATTGTTAGCTATGGTTTAGCTTATGAAGAAATGAGCGAATTGCAAAATGTTTTTTTAATTCCTGACGATTTCGAATTTGGAAAATATAATTACACGCCAAAAGTTTCGGGCGTTTTTAATCCCGAAGGTTTTAAATTAATTGAAAATGAAAATTAGCCAAAAGGGAATAGATTTATTAAAAGGTTTTGAGGGCTTGAAATTAAACGCTTATTTGTGTACGTCGGGTATTGCTACAATCGGGTTTGGTTCCACCTTTTACTCTGATAAAAGCCCGGTTAAAATGGGAGATAAATTAAAGGATAAACAAGCCGCCGAAGAACTTTTAAAAGTTACTTTGCAAAGTTTTGAAAGCACTATAAACGGTTTATTTTATAATATTACTTTAAATCAAAATCAATTCGACGCGCTGGTTTGTTTTGTTTATAATATTGGACCTAACGCGTTTGCGGCTTCAACTTTATTAAAGAAAGCAAAAGTAAATCCAAATGATAAATCAATTCAATTAGAGTTCAATAAATGGATTAATTCAGGCGGCAAAAAATCAAAGGGATTAATTGACCGAAGAAAAGCCGAAGCAAAACTTTATTTCATGT